CTGCAACACCAAACGCAACGCCCTCTTCTGCTGCACCTGCAACACCAAATGCTACTCCAGATGGTTCGAATTACGATGGATTGAGACTTAAATCGCAAGAAGCAATCAGCGGCGGACAAGCAGCTTCGAAAACCATTGAATTCGCAAAGATAGTCCAAGCACAAATACCAGAGCTGACAAGATTCACAGCATTTAGTGATAGTTATCACAAAGGTCGCACGTCTAAACACAATGAAGGACTTGCCTTCGACTTTACTATTAAAGATCCATCACAATCAACAGCTGTTGCTGATAGAGTAAAAGCAGCTGCAGATGCTAATGGATATAAAGTGAAGATATTAGACGAATATAAAGATGCATCTGCGGGTGCAACAGGCGGACATATTCACGTAACTGTAGTGGGTCCTGGTACTGGATCAACTATTGAAGGAGGAGGTGGCTCGAGCATACTCGAGCAAGTTACGACAGTTGGAGCAAATATAGGCAAAGGCGCAATCGAAGCCATTGGAAATATTTTACGTGCCGGATTAGGTGAGATGACACCTACAAGTGGATCTCAGCTTTCAACGGTAAATGATACGATGTCAGGAAATATTGCAAGAGCCGCAAAAGAAAGAACAGCTACAGTTGCTGCAACGAAGACTCCTAAACCGGTTGCTGTAACAAAATCAGATCCAGTTAACATGAATGCGCCAAGCGGTTCTTCTACGATTCAAAGTATGCCTACAGCTTCTGACAAGGCCGGAGTCGAATTCTACTTGACTCGTATGGGATTTCCAAAGATCACATACGAGCAAACATCTCGCTGAACCAATGCTTAGGTAATAAAAGAAAGGGCGACCGAAGCCGCCCTTTCCCACCTTCTCAATCTTCTTCGGCAAGCCGTTTAAAGAAATCGAGATCGTCGTCGTCATCACTGACTGTGGAGGTAGGAGCAGAAACTGCTGCAGCCTCCTTGAATTTCGGTGCAGGTGCACGATATTCATTTTCATCCAGATCAACGCCACGAATCTTTGCAGGCTCCGCAGAGAGTGCAAGGACTGTATTCAAACGAGTCTTGAGATCTTCATAAGACTTGAATTGCTTCGGATCTACAATTTCAGTGAGCGAACGCTCCTCGTTGTAGACTCGCTCAAGCTCGGAGTCATCATCGAACAGTGGTGCGGGAGTATCGAATTCAGACTTATCGTAGTTGGGGTAACCCTCAATCTTACGAATTTTGAGCTTGAAGTTAGCACCTGACCAAAGATCGAAAGGATTTACTGGCTTCTCGTCCTCAAAACCTGGGTTCATGAGGTCGTTCAGCTTATCGAAGATCTTCTTTCCGTACTTGTACAGGAAGACCTTACCTTCGTTCGCAGGATTGCCTGGATCCTTCACAACATAGATGTTGCTGTGGTATGCCAAGCGACGCTTCTGCTTGCGCGCGATCTCCTTATCAGAGTCAAGACCAGTATTCCAAAGAACACTGTTATATTCTGATACGGGATCGTTTTTACCGAGAGTCGTGAGTGACCGCTCGATATACCAAAGCCCGGTTGGACCTTGGAAACCATGGTCCCAGATGCGAACGAAAGGAATGTCTTCGTTCTTCGGTGCAGGAAGGAAGCGAATAACAGCGTAGCCGTTACCAGCCTTATCGACTGTATGCTTCCAATATTTGCCCTCATCGGGATCTGTATAGGTGGTATTTTGTTTAGCAAGTTCTTTCGTGAGTTTCTCGAACGAGGAATTAGAAGAACGCTTAAGATCTGCAAATGACATAATTAATCTCCTATATGTCGATTTTTTACGGTATGTTTCGATGTATTTCGATTGCAGCGAACTGCAATTGTATTTATCATGATGTAAAGACTTCCTTGACAATTTTTCTGCATTTAAATGCATCATAATGAAAGAAAGGCTTATACTTCAGCAGCTTCTTGTGGATGCTGGGCCATAGGACACCATCCTCAATCTTCTTGTTCCAATGACCAAAGAACCCGAAGATATCATTGAGGATAATCACCGTCTCGATAGAAATCTCGCGACGAAGATATTGTTTCAGTAAGAAGGGATGTTGTCCATTCTTTACAATAACACAATCATTGAAATTTGTACACAGTTTTTTTACATCTTCTTCAAAGATATAAGAAAGAGATTGCTGTCTCTTCAACCATTCATTGTACACTTTCTCTGAGTCATCATCAAACAAATCACCGATCCATTTGAGATCGCCATCAATAAAGTTAGCAACCAGATATTTCAGAGGATCTTTATGTTTTGACAACTTATAGAACTGATACTTATCTTTTCGCACGTCAAAGCTCGAAGGCTTGGCTCCGATCCGGCCGTTGTATTTGATATAGTCGTAGCTGTCTGTCGTGAAGTGATTTTTGAGGGCAAGAAAGGTGGTGTAGCTCTCGAATGGAGTCATACTGGTAACTTTGCCCTCTTTGGCATGAAGTTGAGTTCTTCTGCTTCATCTTGAAGCTTTGCCTTAATACGAATGTTACTCCGAATAATACTCGCAGCAGCTTCGATCTCGATATTATTCTTTTCGCAATAGTGGACGACGGCATCCATATAATCTAAATTATAATTGATAACCAATCGTTCAATTTCTTGAATGAACTTTTCAGAGGTCAGTGCTTTTGTTGAAATGACGTCGTCCATCATGATATAATTATCCTCGATAAAAAATATGTGCGCCAATTTTAGTCGTGCGATCAAAGACTCTGCCCCATGAAGGCCTTACATAATCTGCGTGGTAAAATTTTGCGCCTTTTGTAACGTCAGTGTAGTTACCTAGATATACGTCTTCGGCAATAGCTGTTGCCTTACGATATGCTGATATGTCAGCTATTCGCTTTCCTCTCTGACACTTCCATGAAAATTGGCATACGCCTCTGGCCTTTTGATTAATGACCGCACATGGAGTCTTCGGAAATCTTTTGTCTTTTACGCGATTTAATACTACATTATTCACCGCGATTTTGCCTTCTGTTGACTCGTGGCCTGCTTCGAAATATGTATTGTCGGCCATGCATCTGATTTGTTGTTTGTCGTGTTGATTAAGATACACAGCTTCTTTCACAATAATTTGTTTTTCAATTATTTTAGTTATCGGAATCTTTATGATCTTGACTTCAGGTTCTTTGGTTGGTATCGCGATGGCTAAGATCAGAATGAGTATTAATCCAACACAGAATCCTTCAGTCCATCGAAGGTACGGGAAATCTTCTTTATTTTCAAAAAGTTTCATGTTTGTCCTCTTAGTCTCAATGACTTTGGCAAACAGAGACTACTTTCCAGGCATCTCAGCCATATAGTTTTCTGCCGCTATAAGAAGATACACAAGAGAATAACGAAGTATCTTCCATCCATTTCCCTCTTACTGGAAATGCAAAATCATTAGTGTTTTCGTCGGTGGCATCCGAATGATGCCGCTTTCTAGCCATCTAAGACTTGAAGTTTTGCAAGAGTCAATGGAGGATTCTAACCTCCGTCGTGATATTTTATTTATACTTGCCCCAGCGGTTTTTCTGGTGACTCGTAGCACCAGAGATTCGACTGGTAGCAAGTGGCCCGTTCTGCTCCAAGGTGGAGCCATACCCGTGTAGATCATGCCGCTAAGCGGATATCTGCAAAGCTATCGTTATCGTTAGCATTTATGTTTTGTGGCACTTTGCCAAGCAATCAGTCTCGAATCGCCCTATTACACGAAAATCGATATCCTGGTCACCCCCGTAAATGGTGGAGGTGCGGGGAGTCGAACCCCGGTCTTTCCGCCTTTATTGTTGATTGTCAACAACTGATATTCTATTTATACCCCAACGGGCTTTAATTGTACATGCTTAATTGCACCAAGACTGCTTTGCATCACCAAAATATGCACGTGCAAAACCATTCTTGATAAGCAGCTCTCGAAGGCTCATGCCGTCGAATAGCATGTCTCCGAGGACACGACCACCGAACTTATCCCAATCATACAGAACAACTTGATGCTTCTTTGTAGAAACAATCAAATTTTTGACAAAGACAGAAGCCTGTTCTCCGCGCTTCTTCTCACTCTCACACTTGGCGCGAAAGCTCTTTTCAGGTGTATCAACGCCAAAGATTCGAACGCCGAGTTCAGGCTTCAAAGGCGCTGGTAGATACGGCGCGGTAATGACAATCGTATCACCATCAATCGCACGGACAATGGTAGTATCATATGTCGCACCGACAGGCGTCTTCTGTGTCTGTGCGATCGCAGGAGTAGATAGCGCCAAAAGCGCAAGAGCAACAAATTTCTTCATATATTTTCCTTAGTTACAACGAGTTTCCCAGTAAACGTAGCGTTCACCATAGCGCCATTCAGTGATCTGTTCGCGAACACAATAGCGTCTATCATATCTATAATCTGGCGGATAGTAGTTATTATCAGTGTTGCGGTCTAAATTATAGTTAGGATCCCTACGTGAGTCTCTACGATTATTCGACGAGAGTGCACCTACAACAACACCACCGATGATAGCTCCACAGAGCCAACCACAACCTCCGCCGCGCCGTTGATTTTGATCGCGCCACTCTCTGCGGTCATTGCGATCATTATTTTGTGCAAGCGCTGGAGCAGAGATGAGCATGCTTGCAGCAATTACAGATGCAATTAGGTTTTTCATTTTAGAACCTTCCATCAATATCAGCAAACATGACTCGCTTCCTTGGATCACCACCGGTGATACACCGAGTCAGTGTGAGAGCTTCTTTATAATCCTTCGTATGGAATACTACAGGGAAGACGATCTCATCGTCTTTCACTTCTAGAGACATTCCTATAAAGTAAGTACCGTTTTCTTCTACCATAAACGTATTTATAATTGGGAGAACCGAAGCTCTCCCAATCACGTTATGCGGCATCTGCAAATTCCACCGCAGTTTCGAGTGCCTTCGTCTTCAGGTTCTTGTTCGAACCGTACCAAGCAGAAGTCATACGATTGTCTGCATTGCGGCCGATCATGTGATCGGTCATGAAGGTGACAGCATTGAAAGCCTGCCACCAGCTACCTTCGCCATATTCAGCACCAGGCTGCTGATCCATGATTTCGAGAGCGATACCAGCATTCTTGCTGAGATCTTTCTTCGAACCAGTCACAGGGAACACTCGCTGGAAATACTCGACGATGTTCTCATCGGTGTAACGCTTCGAACCAGTCACAGGGAACACTCGCTGAAAATACTCGACGATGTTCTCATCAGTGTAACGCTTCGAACCAAGATAAGCGGCCATTTCCTTGTACTTGGCAAGCTTTTCCTTGGCGACACCGAGTGTTTCCTTGACAACGTCACCGTCAAACTCGCGACGATGGCTGACCTTCACAATCTTACTCGACTGGCTGTTGAGCGAGAGAGTCAGCGTGTTGTTGCAAACCACACGAACAGGAGTGAAGCGAACATCGATCGACCAACCATACTTATGTGGATTGGTGAAGAGCAGATAGGAATCAACCTGATCACCACTGAACAACTCGAAGGAATCCTTCACCTTGGCCAAGGCCCAAACAAGCTGACCATCGCGAAGCGAACCAGCGGTATGCATTTCCATCTCACCGGCTGAAACGAAATCATTGAAGAATTCGAAAGCTGACTCGTTTTGATTCGGTACCCAATCGTTCGTAATTACGTCGAGGATCTTATTGTCGACGTCGCGCACCAGAGCTGAGCGACCGATATCAACCTGCTTACCAC